GCGTTTTCAATTTCAGGCGGTTGATTCATACGATAGCGGGTTTTCTCGTCAAGATTCCTGATGGTTTTCCACACGTCGGAAGGCGTTGCCGAGGGATGACGCAAGTCAAGCAGCGGAGATGGTTCGCCTGAGGCTGGAAATTCCATCGGGCGCATCCGAGGATTGCGAGGTTGTGGGGATGGAACTAGTGGAATGTCCTCAGTTGGCGGTGGAAGAGCCAACCTTCCCCGCGCACTAATCGCATCAGCCGCCTCACCGGGAGTAAATGGAATCCCTGCATCAGGTCCATAAATCGGACGCGATGCTCCAGGGGCTTTTTTGAACATAGAAGCATGGATATTGTCAATCGTAGATTCTGGCAATCCTCCGATTCCTGGCCCATTCGCTACGCCTCTTGCGCTGGAGATTGGGCGTTCGATGCTGTCAGCAAGGCTCCGTAAAGGTATCTGAGCTTGAGATGCTTCGATAGGTCCAGATATACGTTCACCGAAACTCGGGAGCGCATTTTCCATTTTAAGCATTGTAGAACGTGGACTAAGGGAAGGTAGAACATCTGCATCATAAAGCCCACGCGCCGGATTGTGTCCGTGAGCATAAGACGACAAGCCTGAATCGACAGCAGAGTTTCCAATTTTTAAGCCAGTGCGCTCCATAATCGGCGCAACCTTTGAGGCTATCGACGAAAGAATCGGCTTAGCCGTCGCGCCTCCGAGTTCTCCTGTTGCCCATGCCCCCGTACCTTGTCCGACCATGTGGGGAATCGCCAGTGCTGGACCTCTATCTTGGTAATCTTGCACAGCGCTTTCAATCATCGGTCTCACAAGTTCTCTGCCAAACCCCTCTGGCGTACCTCCAGAATTTGCAAACGCCCCACCTAAAGACTTTATAACTCCTAGCCCAGACTTCAGGGGATGCGAAACAAACGGCAAGACGTTCTCAGCAACACCGCGAGAAAACTCATCTGCGGCATTACGGACTGGACCCTGCCACTCCTCGCGGCGAGGATCGGGAGTAATGAGATTGTCAAGTGTGCGCTGGAACCCGTTGCGGTTATCTCCTGGGAGTGGTTCTCCTGTTGGAGTTCGATTGTTTGGATCGTATGGATTTCCGCTATATTTAGGCGCAGAGCCTTGGGGCGCTGGCCCAACAATCTGATTTATTTCATCAGGTGTCGCGTCATCAGGGACCGTGATCGTGCGTCCGTCGGCTTGGATTGTGCGGGGCATTATTGCTTCACCAGCTTTCCATCTTTACCGCGTGTCCATACTTCCGGCTGGCCACCTTGTGCTCCGCCCTGTGCTGGCTGGTTGCCGCCATGTCGCGTACTTCCCGCGTTAATCATTGGCGTTGCCCCGCTATCCACAATCCCGTCGATTGCCGCCTTGAGCGATTCTGGATTCTTTGGAATGCCGCCAATCATCTTGGCAAATTCTCTCATCGCGTCATGCGAACGCATCCCATGAAGCGCCGGTTGAAGCGCCGCGAATGAGGCAAGTTCCGTCATTGCCTTGGAAGCCATCGGGTCTGAAATTGGCGTATCATTCACAAACTTTTTCCAATAGCTGTCGAGATTTCCAAAAACCTGGGGGTTTGTGTCGATGAACTTTTTAAGGCTATTGGCAGATTCGACAATGGCTCTCCCCTGATCCGCCCTGCCATGCGCAATAGATGACGGCTGATCCTGCTTTTCGGTAGCTTGCTGTTCGCGGAATTGCAAGCCCTGCCCAGCCAGTCCAAGCCGTCCTGCCGCCGTCTGTGCGTTCTGTTGCGCTGTCTGAATACGTTGCTGCGCCATTGCAATCTGAGTCGGGATTCCGGAGATTTGAGCCTTCTTTAATTCAGCGGAAGCATTCGCCAATTCCTCTTGAGATGCCTTTAGATCGTGAACGGCCTGTTGTGGTTCGCTCATCCGCTCATAGGGAAGCGGTGCAATCTTCCCATCTTCGCCCATTGTGAATCCATGTTCGTTTAGGCTGGTTTCAATTTGCTGCTGATGGTGATTCTCAACCTCGCTCTGCTTGTTTTGATTGAGAGCCATCTGAGCCTGTCTAAGCTGTGGCTGAATGTTGAGATTGCCCGTCTGCGCTTCTTTCTCTGCATTAGCCGCATCCGCGTTTACCGCACCCTGCGCCTCGCCGATCTTTGCGTTGTGCTGCTCAGTCGTACCCGGCATGACCCGACCGATAGACGAGAGCGAATCGCCTAATACCGGCAAGCCCTTAAGCGACATGGCAAGGTCCGCCGCTGTAGCTGGAATCTGCCCCGCGATGCCCAAAAGTTTGCCGAGGCCCGGATGGTTCTGGCCCCAATCGCTGCTTGTGATCTTGTGATAGACGTTCTCCAGTCCAGGCTTACTATTTTGCAAATTGTAAAGCGTGGCCTCGTTCTTGGTTGGTCCAACCACTTTTGGCTGCGGTGACGATGGGAGTGTTTGCTGTGATAATGGCGTATCTGGCAAAGAGAGCGTGATCGGCGGGGCAGTCGGACCCGCTGCCGAACTGGAGGGCATCATTGCCGGGGCAGGCGTACCAGCCGGAGCAACACCATCACGAATAGCAATCTGCTGCTGCAAAAGCGCACGAAGGCCAGGATGTGCAAGAATCGGATTCTCTGTTTCCTGCTGCCCATTGTTGCCCGTGTTTTGGTCGATAGGTGCCAGCATCACTGACCGCCTTTTTTTAGTAGTGTATCATTCAAAGCCTGCATACCTGCGTCTCCATAGGAAGTCCCCATAACTGGCGACATGCATGCGGATTGGATAGGATTTTGCGTGGCTGCTCCAGCATCCGCCGGTGTACCGGGGTGCCCTTTTGCGGTATCGACAAAATTAGAGACTCCGCCCGTCATTTGGCCGCTTATGCCGCCCGGAGGTTGCAGCGATTTTGGCGTACTTGGATAAAAGAATCCCATATCATCCTCCACGCCGCATTGATTCAATCAACGCCCTTTGAGATGGTGCGCCAAAGGGGTTATCCATCATTCCCGGCATGAGTGGCTGAGGCATTGCACTGTCTCCGCCGGGGAATGATGGAGATGGAGCTATCGGGTTTTCTACTTGCTCTCCCGGCTGATTGTTTGGAACTCCCCCGCCACCTTGTGCCCCTTTCATTAGGTCACTAGCCCCATTTTGCGCAGCTTTCACGCTTGGACGCTGCATAAAAGCATCGGCCTTATCTAAAAGAGAGGGTGCTTTTGTGCTTGCATCTATGACGTTGTTTCCAGCAGCAGTTTTGAATGATCCCTGCCCTCCAGCCATTAAGCCAGGTCCAGGACTAGACCCTGCCATTGGAGGCTCTATTGGTGGAAGTGAGCCGACACTTCCCGCCGCAGGCATTGCCGCCCCACTATCTGATGCTGCACTACCACCACCTATTCCCAATTTAGAGCCAACCGCTTGAGCGCCATGCTCGATTCCATGACCGGCGGCTTCTGCGCCATGAGCAACCGCTTCACCGGCAACCGCAGCGCCATGTCCAACCGCCGCACCCGCCGCCGCTGCGCCGTGCGCTAACGCCATAATCGCTGGAATGAAAAACGCCATGCTTTCTCCCTTAGAAAATCTTGCTCCAGATCGACTTCGTGTTTTCCTCGTTTTCGAGGGCATTGTTTGAGGCGTTGAGGTTCGAGGCAGCAGCGTTCAAATTAGAAGAATACAATCCTCCAAGGCCTTGAATCCCTTGCTGCTGTTTTTGGTTGGCAAGGTTTGCATTTGCCATCTCTGTGCCGACAGCCGCTTTAGAAAGATTTTCCCCAGCGCCACGGTTTGCAGAGCCGATAGCGTTTTGCGCCGCTCCAGCATTCTTGGTACGCGCAGCATATAGCCCACCCTGCCCCACAGCGCCCGATTCTGAGCCTCCCGCGCTCTGTTGGGCCGCAGTGTTCATCTGGGCCTTCTGCATGGGCGTATAGCCGGAAGGATGGGACGCTTCGGCCTGTAGCGTAGGCTCCAGACCGCCGTAGATGTTAGAGGCGTTGGCGTTCTCGGTATTTGACGCTGCTTGAGCCGCCCCCGAATTGTTGAATAATTGAGTTGATGCGCCTTTTCCCACTTATGGCCCCCAATCCCTAATCGTGAAACTAGGCCAGTTTTTGACCCATCCAAATATCCGAACGAGATGTCTACCGTGCGACTTCTCAATCTGCGGAGGCAGAAAAGCGTTTGCCTCGGTAAATCCGTTAGGTACTATCTTATCCCGAATCGAATCATGGAGCATTTTTATCGCTTGCATCTTTACCAGCGGGTGTACGGGACCGCCTGGTGCACAAAACAGCACGACTTCGGCAACCCGCTTCGCCATGGCTCCCATGATCGGCACATCATCGTCTCCCACAACCACATCAGCCGCTTCAACCGAAAGCGAGTCCAGCGCCGGGAAGGGATAGTCGTATCCTGCCGCCGCATGGATGGCTTTGATAGCCGGAATGTCTCTCTCTTCCATCGGGCGCACTCTCATTTTCCACCTCTGTCCGGCGGCTTGCTCCCGCGATATGGTCCGCCAAACCCCGGCGGCTGACTAGCGCGAGTTGTGCCTGCACCTTGAGAAGGAAGCAGTGATGTAGAGCCACCTCCTCCGGTCACAGTCTTGGAATAGCGAACCGCGCTCGAAGATAAACCGCTCGGATAGGTAGTGCGAACCTGATAACTTGCCTTCAAATTTCCTACAGGCAGAATCCCGTTTCTCGAAGCCCCTACATCGTAGGTATGTATCACCTTTCCAGCCGTCGCATCAATCCGGTATGTCGCACCTTTGTAGAAATCAGCATTATGCGTAATCGAGAATTGAACTCCTTGAGGATGTGCAACTACCTTCAAAGCATCAGGCGCAGGCGGAGCGGCTGGCGTTCCGTGCAGATTGCTGTTCGTCTGCGTTTCCAGTGTATTCACGCCAGAGATGATGTCCTTCACCATCTCGTGTAGTCTTGCACCTGCATCGGCAGGCAAAGTGTCCCCTTTGAGATTGCGAAGCCATCCGAGATTACGCACCTGTAGAGGCATTATTTATTCGCCCCCGACATGATGAGTTTGGCATCCCGCAGGAACGCGGTTAGCCGTGACATGACAAAACTATTATCCGTCCCGGTGATCGGAGAACTGCTGATCTTGATTGCGATTCTTTCCCCAGTACACATCCCGCCGCCAAACTGTCTGTCCTTGTAGAACCTCGGCGTTAATACCCGCGTCGTGCTGAGAGGCCATTTATTCGTCAGATCATCAGGATAATAAGTCGCCGTCACCTGTGAATTAAGGTCGCCTGGTTGCGGCTGAATATACGCCATCAAGTAGGCCAAAAGTAGCCGTTGCCCTTTGAGTTGCAACGCCGTAGCTTTCTCAGGGTCAACGAAAAAGTACGTTGTGTAGTATGGGTAGATCTGACCAAAATCATCGTCTGTGAATTTAGAAGAATTCAGTATGTAGACATTTCCATACCCAGCCGCCGATCCGAGTGTTAGCCCGTTGCCGCCTCCTATAACCAACGATAGAGCACCAGTCGTGCGGTACATTCGCGCCGCGCAATTTGCCTGGATATTCCACGGTGCCCACTTGCGGGAATTGTCCGTTGCGATCAGTTTTCCCGAAAACGAAGGATGGAACGGAGGGCTATTCGCGATAGATTGCGCACTACCAAGATTACGGTAGTTGAGAACATAAATTCTGTTCGGGGCAGTTGCCATCCCTATCGGCAAGCCAAACATTAACAGACGTTGCACGGGGTCATTCACCCCCCAAACTGTAAGCGCCGCCGCCATATTGATTTCCGGATGGAGATTTGGCCGCCAAGTGTCTGTCCGTGTCGGATCGTACCAGTTCGGCTGAATCTCTTGGCTGATCTTTTCTACCTGGCCGCCGCCAAAGATGATCGCGCCGCCCTCAGAGGGCCATGCCATCCATTCATCGCCGCCGGAAGCTGCCGTATCATCCGCCTGTGAGTGCGTAAGTCCAAAAGCCGAGAGAACGCCGCAGTTAGCCGCAACTTCGTCTATCTCCCAGCCGGAAGGTTCATTCGTTGCGCTGCCGCTGGTTTCATGGAGTCGTCCTGTAGGAGCTTGAGTAAGCAGATAAAGCGAGCTATGCAGAACTCCCATGTCCATCAGTTTTGATGGATCATCCGCGCCGAACTCTCCCGTTGTGCCGTCGAAACCCTCTGGATTGTTGAAGTAACTCGCATTGGCAAGCTGGTCAGTGTAGGGTGTTTCTGTTGGGATTGCTAATAGTTCGTCAATTGTCAAAGTATACGCAATTCCAGTTACAGAGTTGGCAACACTGAAAATTAAGTCGCTAGGGATATTGAGTGGAGTTGCAGCCGAAAAAGTTGCCTCAAGAAATGAGCCATTCGTATTCGTGGCGCTATTCAAGATTGTCGCGGTTGCGCTGAAACTGGTAGATGCGCTGCTCAACGTGGCAATAAAATTAGGGCCACCCGCCCCAACAAAGGATGGCTGGATCCAGACGCGAATCTTATAAGTCAAATTTCCAGTAAAGATCGGATCGCCGTAGCAGTCCTGATAGGCCGACTGAGAAAGCGTTGTGGCAATGCTTGTGTTGTAAAACTTCCACTGCCCGCCAGCAGGACGGCCCGCTAATGCAAGCACTGTGCCGCCATTCCCGGTCAGCGTCCACCCCTGCGGAATGGTGACATTGGATATGTCAGCATCAAAGCCCATATTGAGAAGATTATGGATGTTATTGCGCTGGCCCCACGTTGTCAGCCGCGAGAGATACGCGCCGAATCCGAGCGCCCCATCAAGTACGATCTGGTTAACGATATTGTTCCCAGCGATACTTACACCCGTTGCCGCATAGAGCGTATCATCCGAGAAATCAAGCAACACGGAAGTTGTTGTGTTGTCATCTATCTGCGTTGCCGTGCCAACAATCTTCCCCTCAAGCATCGGAGTAACGGGGATATAGAAGAATGGCGGCAACTCGCCCGGTACGTCAGGCTGTGCTCCTGTGAAGATCAGGATGCGCCCAATCCAGTTTGATGGGCCGGGTAGAATGTTTGTCACACTTGGATATTGCCCACCGTTGGAAATGAACGTAGAAAATGGGCCAGGGGCGGTTATCGCACCCTGCCGCGTGATTCCGCACATAGCGACAAGATGTAGACCGGCTCCAAGTTGGCCGAATGGCGTAACCGTTCCTGTTACTTCGGTAGTAGTCCCGCTCGGCCCTTCGTTCTGGCAAATAAAACTTGTGGCCGATGGTATTTGTGTGACATAGAATGTTCCATCCCACGGGAAACCTACTGTGCCACTGCTCCATGTTCCATCGCAATATGTAACCTGCACTTGGAAGGTCGTAGGAGTTGGGCAAGCCTGGACCTCGAAATAGGTAGGCATCATCGTTTGATCTGGCACCGGCCATGTAATCGACACAGAAAGCCCAGTTGCAGTTACCGACGATGTACCGAGACTCGAACTAAACTGATCGTAACTAATCTGATTAGGAGCGGGAACGGTGTTGACCGTGAATGAGCCGACAAAGATGTTTGTCGGGGTTCCGCTATCTGTTACCGAAACGACTGCTCCCGGCACAAGTCCGTGAACTCCGCTCCCTAAAGTAAGCGTTACATTCGTCCCATTCCAGAGAGCAGACCATCCACTCGCTGCGCCGACAAGGGAGGGCTGTACGCCCGTGATCGTCACATCCTCCATCGGCGCTAGACCGTGCGCCGTCGAGGTCGTAACTGTTGCAAGTCCGGCGTTGTCCTCATTGTTGATAACGATGGAGGTGATGGCCGTGCCTACCGTAAGGCTTCCATTGCCCTGCAACTGGGCTTGATAGCCTACTTTTAAGCCATGCGCCGTTGCAGTATTCACCGTTAAAAGATTACCGCCACGCAACAGGCTCGCTCCTCCCGATAGAAATGTTGCCGTCCCGCCTGTGCCGGTCTCGTAGGTGTAATACTGTCCTGTAGAAATTGTGAAAGTTGTGAAATCTGGAGAAATATAGTCAATTACGCCAGGATAGGTTGGCGTGAATGAGAGATTGAATATGCTATTGGTATTCCCAGAGATTGTTAATGCTTGCCCGATTGCCAAAGACGTATCTGGCGCGGCGAGAATGATCTGAATTGAATGATAAATGCCGCCATATAAATTGATTGTTGTGATGCTGGCTATGGTATCTGTTCTGGCTGGCCCTTGTGCGACATTGACAACCGGCATCGAAACCATTGTAACTTGAGGAGCAACACCCGGCCCATCCTGCGTTACCCGATCAAGATAGGAGCCATCCCATTGCAAGGGAACTTCCGCGCCGTGCAGCCCGTCAGAAATTGCTATGTAGACGCGGCCAAACGTGCCGGTGAACTTCGCATAGCTTCCCGGCGTGGATTGGAACAGTTGTGTGTACGCGCCCGGTGTGATGCTGAAGTACTCAATCCAGAGAATCCCGTTGGAGTCAAAATAGAGATTCTGAATCTGGCCTGTGGGCAACGTGTAACTGTACATCCCGACGATTGTCGGCACGTAGTCATTCGGCCCCCCAGCGGCGAAAGGAGAGACCAAACACCGCTGGAGAGCAGGCCGCGACCCGACGGAGCCGGGAGCGAACGCCACATCGCCACAGTCCGGCGAAATGTTTTCAGGAACCGCGTTGGGCGAGACTTCCGTAACCCATGACCCGTAGACGGTCAAAGGGACAGGAACCGCGCCCGTAGCGTTGATTCCCATAGATTATTGCCCCTGCGGGAACCATGCTCTAAACTTCCACACTGCCGCCGCAAGAGGAGCATTTGTAGAATATGCCTGACCTTGCGTGTACTCTGTGCCGAATGAAGTGGCAAAGCTCACTACCCCGTTTGCAATCGTTGTGCCAGGGCAAAAGACAGCGTTCAAAAATGAAGGCTGTGTACCCGCAGGCGGTTGCTCATAAATCTCCACCTTCAACGGAACCTTCTGCGAGAGCAAGCCGAAGATGTTGGCAAAGCTCAGGGTATCGCCGTGGGTTGCCGCGCCGCCATAATTCCCGGAAAGCGTTAGCGTGCCTTGATAAATCTGCTCACGTTCGGTTACGTCGGGAACTCCAAGGACATTCGCCCCGGTCCCGCCGCCGTCCAACGTCACTTTGATTGACATAGTTCTCCTTTACCAAACCTGCATTCCATACCCGTCGCCGCGCCTTCCGCAGAAAGGTTGACGCTGAGTCGGAACGCGCTGTTTTTGTGAGACTTCAATGTTGTAAATTTGCCGAGCGGCCTGTTCCGCCAGAGCCTTGAATCCGCCAGCCGGAGTGTTTCTTGCGCCGTCAACCTCATCCGCAATGAAAAGCGCAAGGGCTGTTTTCGCCCGCATGATAGGGACCGGACGAGCAGACCAGAGAATCGACCCGTCTGTGGAAGTTACAAAATCTGGTAGATAAATCGCCAGTTCCATCCGCAAATCCATAGAGTAGATCGAACCTGGCATATACAGCGTGTTGTTTTCCCATAGCCACCAGCCGTTATAAACGCCCTTGCGAGTCTCTGGCAGCGAGTCTTTTGCCATCTGCATATGAGAGAACCGCGACTGCGTTCCGGTGATCCTCTCGCTGACCTTCAACGGAAGTATCACGTTTTGAGGAAGCACGGCCACATATGGAGGCGCGTAATTTGTGCCGCTTGCGTTGACGAATTGGCTCCAATTGAGGCTTGTCCAAAGCGCCGGATCAGTCGAGTCCACCACGGGATACCCAACACCGATAAATGGCATTTTGAACGCGGAGTATCCGAGCGTGGCCAGAAAGAATTGCAACTCTCTCCAGCCAGCGTTCGTGTATTCCTGCATGAAGGGCTGCGCGTCGATGAGAATATCTCCCGCCAGTGAACCGATAGTGTCCAGCATTTTGCTTCTGACGAGATTTAAAACGCTGTCCACAGAATCATAGGGGGCAGTAGGACTAGGAGGAGGTATGGGCATTTGATGACCTCCTGTTAGGGTTGTGCAGACGATTTCTTTCGCTTATGTCTGGCCTTTTCTTTCCCTTGCACCAGCAGACTTGTCCCATATGCGATTCTGATAGTTTGCGCCTTGTTTCTTCGCTCACAGGTCCGCGCTTTCTTCCAAGCAATGCGGCTCTGCGTTTCTCGTTAGATTCAGGCGACTGTATCTTTCCCTTATGCGCATCGGACATTCTCTTACGGGCCTCTAAACTCCGAGGACCGAATTTATGCCCAAGAAGTCTGGCGGTAACGTCGGGGCGCTTTTTCCCTGTCCAATATCCAACGGAAAGGTTATGGGGAGGATTCAACTTCTTAGCCAAAGACATCTTAGCGCGAGTCTCTGGAGCATGTTTTCCAGCAGAACCACCTTCTTTGAGGTTGTATCCGATTTCCGTAGCGTTAGAGACAATCATCCATAATTTTTCAAGATTGTCGAGAGATTCCTTATCCTCTGCTTCCCCTAGAATCTCTCGACTGAAATTCTCCCAGCCATGCGCTCGGATTGCACACGCGAGAGGAGTCTTGACCTTTGTTCGAGAGTGCTGTCCCATACGCTGAGCATAATCTGTCGTTTGACCGATGTAATACCGGCCATTCGTCAAATCGGTCAACAGGTACACCACTCCATATGCCATTACTTCACCTTCGGCTTGGCTGTGATTGCCGCCTTCAGCTGCTCATCGGCAGCTTGCAACTCCAAGTAGAGTTCCATATTCACCACATGGCCAGCCTCACACGTCGCCACATCGGGATCGCAGAGGCGTCCACACATCTTGCACTTGGTACGCCCAACTGGGTTTGCATCAAGCATCCATGGGGAATCCTGCGGATTGTCGCGGCCAAGAATCTTTGCGGCCAGGAAGTGAACTTCGGGACGCACGGCGCGGGCAAATAATTTGCGGTCTGTGGCGTAAATATCACCGGCCCACTTCACAATCTGGCGGCACTCTTCCTCAAGCGCCAGATGCGCGTTCCGCAACTCTTCTCGCGTCGGTACTTCATTCTCTGAAACAAAAATGCCGAAACGGACCAGGCTGCGATGCCTCGGTTTCCCAACACCAATCATCCGGCTTGCGAAACCGAGCCTTCCATCCTCATCTGCGCCGTTGTCGTAGAGCGCTGTCATCTCATCCTCGGATTTGATGACAAACTCCTCCATAGTTTTTGATATTGGAGATTCCCACTGTCCCGTGACCGCATTCATCACCAGCATCTCGGCGTATTCGTCACCGTTTGGACACGCGGGAATGGTGAAAGTGCCGGTTGACCCGGTATTCACGGTTTGTGCCCAGGGACCGACATTGAAGATGTGGACTTTCTCTTTCTTCGACTCCTCAATGATCCGCAATTTGATTGGAAGGATGCGCGATCTGCCAATAGACTGCTTTTGGCCGATTGCTCTGTCTGCCACATCCGAACGAGGAACTTTCGGTAACGCCCTGTCGATGATGCTTGAAGGCATATTCTCTCTCCTTTAGAAACCGGCTACCTGAAGTTGCCCAGAGGTAGGTTTGATGGTTCGCGCTCCACGGGTCGGAAGCCCAAGGCTACGTGCATCCTGAAGATCGCGGAAGGATTTTTGCGCCTTGACTCGTCCTCCGATGTTCGCGGCCCGGATACCTGATACCCGCTGACTGTCGTGCATCTTGTCGAAGTTCTGCTGAAATTTGTCCTGCTTCGCTTTTTCCGTTGCCTGCTCGATTGCTGCCTTATTCGCGGCCTGAGAGTTGAATTTTGCCTTGTTGACGAGCGCCGCTACAATTCCCGCAGCGCCAATCTGCTCCGGCTTGTTGAAGGTCCAAACCCACTGCCAATCACCGTTGGCCGGGTAAGGTCCGGTGAGGCATAGATGGGTTTTGGGGTCTTCCCACGCAGCGCGGTATTCAAGTTCCGTCTGCTTGGTAAACTCCTGAGCCGAAACCCACTTTTCCATGATCCATTTGTCGCCGATATATTCGTAACGAGGGCATGACTGGTAGCCGGTGAAATAAACAGCGCCCGTATCTGGATCTGTGAATTCACCGCCTACCAGCCCGCGCACGGTTGGCGCAAAGACGATTCGGAAAAGTGGCTCATCCCTGCCGGGGATTTTCCCGTACTGCCCCATAGACATCGTGGGGTAGTGAGTAGGCTTGGGAATCTCCCCGCAAGTTTGAATCAATTCAGACAAGTTTGAACCTCTCTGTTACCGCAAGTTATTGACCGTAAAGGCCGTGTTCTATCGCAATTCCGTTTAAGAAGGCGTTCATTCTCGTTTGCACCCACACGAGGTTAAGCTCGGCCACCATGTAGAAAACCAGCCCGGAAGCCTGACCGCCCGACTGCCCGATGAGGCCGAAGAGGGTCTGACTGCCGACGTCGTAGAAATCGATGGACTTGGTTTCGACCATGGAAGCGTTCTTGAGCGCGAGGAAGTCGATGTACCCCGGCACAGCGCGTTCGTTGATGAGCCAACGCCGCCCAGCGATGGTTGTTGAGGCTTCCCGCTTGAGCATATCCTCGGATTCGGAACCCTTCATCTCAGCCATATTGATGTGCTGGACGAGGAGCGCGTTCATCTCCCAGGCGTTCTGCTCGTTGACGGTTGCATGGGCTACAAGCTCATCAGCATCCGCTTTCTTCTTGCCCATTGCCAACTGAATTTGGGAATGGATGGCGCGGACGATCTGAGGGGTCAAGGCGCCGTTGACGGGAATGTTCTGGGCAATGTACTTGCCAGACCACGCCGCGCGCTGTACGGTCAGCCAGTTGCCGGTATCGGTGGCCACCTGATAGTAGCGAAGGCCGTTCAAGCCAGTGTTGGCCTGCCCAGAAGCTCCATTGACCATGAGCTTCATGCCGACAGTGATTGTGCCGGTCGGAACCGGATTCAGCAACAGGATTTGGTTCAGAGAAATATCGGAATCCTGTACTGTGATGGTTGTCACAAACGCACCGCCGACTGCTGTCCAAACGTCAATATCCTCATCGTCAAGGAACAGATTGGCGGAATTGACGCCAAGGGCGGTGATGTTGCCGCCAGAGGTCACGATGCTGGTAACGGTGTCGATGGTGTTGGAAGCATCGCCCTGGAGGACGGTTTCGAGGAAGTCGGCAAACCGCTCTGGCGCAAGAGTGCGTGTGAGGGTAGCGAAGTTCTCGATTGCCTTTTCGTCGGTGTCGGTTGCGTATTCCGCCTGCTTGGTATAGCTGAAGGCGTGAATGTAGCAAACCGGGGTGATCTGGCCGGGAACCTGAGTAGGCCCGGAGCCAATGCCCATGTCAACGCCGTTCATGTTGCCGACACGGGGCTTGCCGCCAAGAGACGGCATGGTGGGAATCCTCGAAGGCCGGTCACTAACCGCCTTGATTTTGGATTTCTGGATTTCCTTCAACAGGACGGATTGCGAGAGAACGTAGTTCTCAAGTTCCGGTCTGACGTACTCTTGCTCGGAAGCAAGAGCCTGTGCTGCATCTGCGATAGCCATGAAAATAACCTCTTTTTGAGATCATCTCCACGCCCTCTTCGCTTCCCGTATGGGAGAGCCAGCACGAGTGCCGCTGTAGCTTTCGCGTGTTCCGATGTACTACGCCCAATCTTCCAATATCGGTTTATGGCTTCCCGCTGCCTTTGTCGGATTGGGGTACTTCATCTACCAAAAAGCATACCACACGTACTACTTCCTCTTCCACTTCACCGGCTTTGCACGTCCTACGATGTAGGCGGTATTGTCGGCTTGGATGCCACCACGCCGGAAATCAACTTTCAGTCCGAGGCGGCTAGGAGAATCTGAAATCCACTCGAACTTGGTATTGTCGGTCTGCTGCTGGGCCTGTATGCCGGTTTTCTGCGCTTGCTGGCCTGTCGCCGCAGCCTTTTTTCCCTGCCCAGTCTTGCGCTTCGCTAGAACGTCATCCACGGCTCGTTTGACGGCACCAGGAATGATCTTCTTATGCTCGGATTCAACCGTCATGCTGTACGAAGTCTTATTTTTGGCCTTGAGCAAGCTCTTAATCTTCCCCTGATAGGCCGTGTTCGCCCTCACACGCGCATCTACCTCGGTTTTCACAGCGTTGCGGATCGAGTTCGCCTCTGCCGGTGTGAATTTCACACTTGGGGCAATCTTTTTGATCTCGTTGACGGTAAAAGACTCCGAACGGGGGCGAATCTCGCGCAACCACTCGTCGTGCAGGACGTTCATCTCCCGCTGCTCAAGATTATTGCCCTCTGTTCCGGTTTTCGTGCCCGGTTGCTGGCTTTGAATGGCTTTTGGCGCTATTGGGTTCCTGGCGGTCGTATTGATCTGCTCCACAACGCCCTTGATTGCCTTAAATGCCTCAATTACCGTCTGCAAGTTAGGGTCATCGGAGGTTTGCGGCAAAACACGCTCCAAGAGAGCCATTTGAAGTGGAATCCCCGCGTTACCGAGATACCCGGACACAGATTTGCAGATGTACGCCGAAAATCTCTCTGGATTCACGTCTGCAAAGCGGTCCATAGCCACTGGAACCAGCTTTTGGAAGCTATCAGGGTTGGCTTCGACCATCTGGTTGATAAGTTTGGGGTCTCCGGCCTGAAATGCATTGTCATAATCACGCCAGAACGACCGCTCGGCCAGAGTATTCGAGATTACCTGCTCAATCGGCGTTGATCCCGGTACATACTCGGCATCGTCGGTATTGTCGTCGAGTTTTTCAAGCAGCTTCAGCCGCTCGACGGTTTTTGCAACGCCATCAGGAAGCAGTTTTCTGGATTCCTCCCAATGATGCAGCGCCTTTTTAACCTCGCGGTGCAATTCTGGAGAATCTTTCAGCTTGTCCTTGAGTTGCTTCCAGGTACTCGCCGCCGACGCTGGTTCACCGTCAACCGACTGCGCCTGTTCCGCACCTTCAACTTCCGCTTCGGCTCCCTGCTCAACTTCTTCCGCGCCCTCAGATTCGAGTTCCGCGCCTACGTCAAGTACCGCTTCATCTGCCATGCTCTCTCTCCTTTTAGACGGTTGCCGTTCCCCGCGTTCCTGGTGCTGCTGCGTTCTTCTGTACAGAACTCTGCGCCTCTGGTGCCGCTTCCTTGATTCCCGCCTGTGCATTCATTTGCTGTTTGCCAGAGCTATCCTCATCCTTGAATGAGATTTGCTCACTAGGCGGCTTCATCTGCTGTGCTGCCTGGGCCGCTGCTTGCGCCTGAGCCGCCATCATCTGATCGTGAACCGCTTTGTGCATCCTCACATTTTGGATACCGAGTGCGGCCCGCTTTAAGGCTTCCTCTGGTGCTTCCCCAGATTCCGGCTGAGCTACATTCATCCTCAACCAGCAATCCTCGCTCGATAGGTATTCTTGGCACTTTGCTGACTCCCACTTGTGATAATCGTCTTGCTCTGGCATTATTGACGGCTGCGGTTGTGGAGGAGCATACGGCGGGGCTGGTAAACCCTGCTGCTCAGCCTGTAACGCCTGCTCCGCGTGTTGAACCGCATATTGAGCAATTTCCTCTGGCGCTGGAATGTTTGGCGGTTCCTGCAAAAGTAGTTCAAGCTCTCTCGCCTGCTTCTTGTATGCAATCGCCGGAATGAACACCAAGTCCTGATTGCCATTGAGTTCGATAAACTCCTCCCAGTTGTCGGGAGACTCGAAGAGCGCCTGACCCACAGGAGAAGCTCCTGCCATTTTAACGAGATCGGTGAGGTTCGCACGTTTCGCCGCCGTGGTCTCTGGGAAAGATGAATCAGACACATGGGAATGGAACTTGCCCTTTTTCAACCGTTCCATCTTTACGGTGATCTTCGCCCCATCCTTACCAACGACGGCTATCTCCGTTCCATGGTCGGGATTCTTGGATGCAAGCCGCGCCGCCTTCTCTGCAATCCCCGCGAATAGAATCTGCAAATATCCCCACGATGGGCCGAGCATCCCCATTGCCTGAGAACGCTCCATTGCTGTCTTTGCTGCCGGGTCGCCAGACTTAGATTCCCCTTGAAGGACAGGCATCGACCCTGAAATATCCTGCGATACCGGCCCGCGAAGCTCTTCAATCGCCTCATCGAATCCCTCCGGAGGCGCTGCTGGAGGTTCGCGGTAAACTATCTGTTTCCCAATCTCCTGATCTGGCGGTCCCTCTTTCAAAAGAATGTAGTCATTTGGCCGTGATCGCTGATTTGAGATAGCCTGATAATCTTCGTCGCTGCCCCGGAAATACGTTACACTCCAGCCGGTTTCGTAATTCTCTCGCTTGGCATTCATGTAATCGTTGTAGGCGTCTTGGACAACCTTCATCGGCTCCATCAGCGCCCCGCCGGTCATGCCATCGCGCTCCATCGGGAACACAATATCAATCGCATCGTCAGGGCACTCATTCCAGCTCTCTGAGTATGACTTGCCTACATACTTAATGTGGCAACCATCGGGGAACAATTGCAGGAACTTATCGCGGTAAGTGAACTCCTTGCCATCATCGCGCACATCTTTTTCATCAACGCCAGGATAAGCAGAGTCGAACATCTTGTCTTGGAACACTTCAGGGCGTAGGAAGCCATTCAACTCAGTCGTAAGGTAATTCAGCGCGAGGCCGGTAAGAAAGAATCCCTTTTTGGCTTGTTTGACTCCGATTCGCGCAAAGCGATTCCAGTCCGATTCGCCAATAGACGGCTCCCCAGCGGTGATCTTCGAGCGAATCCACTCATTCTGACCTTTGAGGGCAAGAACATTCTTGTCGTCAAACAGGAAGCAGTACAGCGCGTCGGACAAGCACTTGCAGACGATGGGAACCTTGGACTCCATTGTTCCGTAAATGTCTGCCGTCTCCATTGAGCGCGGCTCACCCTCATCATTCAAGCCAAAACGCGCCTTGGATTTCAGCGTGTGTGTCCATGCGATTGTCCGGCCCGACATTCCCATCATGTAAGAGACGCGCTTTTGAATCCTCTTTACCGCACCGCCTTTTTCCGACTGGTCGAATATCTCCCAAAATCCCTCTGCGGTCTCAGATGCCTCGATGGACTCAGAATCCTGCTTATCCGCCGCGAACCCAATGCCGGGAGGATTCTGTGTTAGCACTGCATCGAGCGAACGCCAACGCGCTCGGAAAATGTTGTAAGCGCCCATAAACATTGGGCATTGAACATTCTGGCCATTACCGATATCAACATATCCGCCAGTCGTACCAACCTGGTAAACACCTGTTGACCAGTTGGGGTAAACGTGCTGGATTCCATCGTAATAGAAGCGCATGATGCGGTCGAGCAGCACTTCGATGCGCCGGTCGTACATTTCCTGGTCTTGGAGTTTCTTTACGATGCCTTCTAGCTTGTCAGTCAAGTCTTGAGGCATATCCCGGTTATTCTCGCCGTAGGTTGGCGGATCATCGGGCTGCGGAACCGAGTCTAGTCCGGTTTCGTCCGCTTCAAGTCCATCCGGGAGTAGGGCGTTAGTTGCCATCAATTCCTCTGGGCAGATTCTATTGCTAGGTTCACCATATCTTCACGCGCTAGAATCGCTGCTATTGCCCTTGCAACCACGTCACAGCACGGTTTCCCGTCGGTAATGGTGCTCAGGCAGTACGGGCATTGAATCACGCAGTCCTTCGGCGACAACCGCGCTTCCCGCATCTGTTTCCACACGTAATCGAGCTTCTGCTGTCCGGTCATGCACTGGCAACACGGCCCTTGCGTGAGCGGGTTCCACATATGCCGAACACAATATGCGCCGTTGTGGTTCATCGCTGATACAACTTTCCACGCGCCTTGGACTTGATGCGCTCGGCTTCCGATTCGCTGATGTTGCCCGCGTGTTCGCTGCGGGTAGCTCCGCTGATCGCTAAACGGGCGTGTGTGGCATCGTTGACCGGGAAGCTGCGCCCAGGGCCAGCAAAGGAACTCTTCGACATCTTCTTGCGGTCTGCTGCGTAGAATTTACTCACACAATCTCCTCGCCTACAAAGTAGCCGATCTGAGGATGCTGCGGATCGGGAACGAGGGCAAATACCCCGACGTGGGTATTGTAGTAAAGATTCCCGGAAGCGTCTCTGTCCTGATAGTTCTGAACTCTCGCGTTTGGGAATCTCCGCTTAATTTCCGGGGTAACGAATGGTTCACCTTCGTAGATCAGCTTATCGGGCATACAGTTTTCCCTTCCGCTCAGGCTTGCCCTTTTCAGAGCCGGTTGCAAAGTCGTGAAGCTGAGGTTTGGACATCTTGAGTAGCCCCCGGTTTCTCGAATAGAGTTTGCCGGGGGCGTGCTCAGCGATTTGCATGGCGGTCTGTTGCGCCTTCGATACGGACGGCATCGCTCACCGCCTTAGTGAACTGGTAGGATGCTCAGCGTGTCGAGCACAAATCCACCTGTGCCAAAGGCGGCGGCGTTGATGACTTCAAGGTCAAGCCACTGCGTACCGCTCGAAGGAATGCCGGTGATCGCCGCCACGTTGATGTCAGTTTCCACCAAAGCCGCCGTAGCCGCCGCCGGGTTGGTCATCGCCCATGCGTGAACATCCGCCGTAGCTGCGGTACCACTGTTAGAGAGAATATCCACAGTGAAGCAGAACTGAGAAACAGCGTTACCACTGGTGGCCGTGGAAACCGCGCCGGTCGTAGTCGCAAGGGCAACATCTGAATTGTTGTATGTGCCCTCCAGTAGTGCAAACTGAATCTGCGTTCCAGTCGTCGCGTAAGTGAAGTGACCGCCGCCGCAAATCTTATACTCCCTTCCAACCTGCCCGAACAGTGTTCCATTGATGGTGATCGCGCCGATATGGTAGGTTGCAGCGGAAGTTGCCGTCCCGGTGAAGGTAGCATACGTAACAGGAATCGGACTGACCGCTCCGGCAGAGTTTGCAGCCAAATATGAGAAAGCTGTGCGATTGACCGTATCGGTAGCGCCGATTACCTTGGCTTGAGTATTGACCGGGGTGACGCTGATAAGCGCAGTCGAGGAAGTCTGACCATAACTGGTATTCGTCAACGCGCAAGCCGGAATCACGCTCTCAATTGTGGTTAGAGTGCAATTCGCGCTGGTGACAGGAACCCAGAACTCGTTGCCTGATCCGCCGCCCTGAATGGTCATGTAGACGATGTAGCCAACCTGTCCAGCGGCAGCAGCAGGGGCGTTTACCGTGATGCTGGCGTTGGTAGCGGTAGCCGTGAGAGAAGAAGCAACTTCCGAGGACGCCTGTGATACCTGCCCCAAAACATCCACATAGGCCGTCTTGAAGTAGTACGCGCCCGCCGTCAAAGAACCGCCAGCGGTAAGAGTCCCAGTGGAAGCAGCGGCGGCGGAAGTAGTAGTTTGCACCGTGGACGTAGTGGTAAACCAGCGCAAACCGTAGTAGCCGGAAGTATCCTCAATGGTTACATACGGATACGGGGTTGTAATCGCCTGAATAGCCGCCTGTGTTCCGCCTGCCACATACCACTTCTCGCCAATCTCAACGATGTTTCCAATGCTGGGCGTGAAGGCTGCGAAGTTGATAGCTTCAATCAAACCAGCATCACCGGAACGAACAATATCCCCCGCGCCGTGCGCATAGGTAAACGATGCAGTAACCGAGCATTGCTGGTAGCTGTTTGCTTGTCCGGTATTGCAACTGGCAGAACTCGGTGTCACTACCTCATACGTCGCGCCGGAGCCGATAGCGATTGATGGAAGTACGGGAGATGAGAAAGGATAGAACACATATCCAGTTCCACCACTCGAAGACTTGCCGTAATTCAGGGTGATGGAGTAGCTGGTGCCAGCATTGCCACCGCCCGCGCCGACTACCAGAGCGGCACCTTGGCCCTGCGCTCCATAAGCGAAGCTCACAGCGTCAACGCGGCCACCAAAAGTTGTTGGACCAGCAGGAACCTGCGCTACGACGGGCAAAGCCAGAAGCAACGCGCCGATAATCAAGAGTGCCTTTTTCACGTCATTCTCCTTGGGCGTTCTGCCCGGTTACATTCCGCCCAGTGCTGGGCCTTCCTCGTTCTCTTCTTCGCCGTGCGCGTGTTGCGGCTCCTGTGCCTCTTCGCCAAAGAACTTGTCCAATGCGCCTTTGGCTTCCTCGGCGGTGTTGTGTTCGCCATGATCCTCGTGATTCCCCGCCTCGTCAATCGAGTGGGAATGGGCCGAGATGCCGTCGTGATGGAAGATGTGGTGCTTGTCGCCGTCCGTTACCTTGTGGCCAAGGTGGGCAAGCATATGCAGATGGTCGGGATGCTCTTCGCGGGTTCCGTCGGGATGCTCCGTGTGGAAAGTCCCATCGCCGTGGTCATGGACTTCGTGAATCTGATCGCTGCCGCCATCACTCTTCTCTTGCTCTTCAGTCGATTCGTGCGGTTTGGTTTCACTATGCGGCTTGGGGATGTAAGAGCTATTCCGCTCCCCGCCGCGCATCTTTCCGAGTCCGTCAAAGCCGTCTCGCGCCATTAGCTGGCCTCACTTTCCAAGATTGAATTGCTGGGCTGTTCTCCAGAGATTGACCCCGCGTTCGGTTGCGAGTCTGTCAAAATGCTTCCAGAGTTGCTCGTCGTAGGGTCCGCGACACTCGGCTCCTGGGGAACGATGTTCACACCGTCTGCCGGGGTTGGCTCTTTCGGCGCTACCGGCTCGTAATTCTCATCAAGCAGGGCGGCGAAGCGATCCGCAAGATGCGGGTCACGGGGCAGAATCAACTCATTCTGCAAGAGTTGTACAAATTCACTCGTCTTCATTCTGTGCTCCAATCTCAGGTTGCAACCCAAACGCCGCCTCGGTCAACCGGCGCACATCCGCCGAAGACTTGGCCTTGATGGTTGAATTGTCTACCTTTTCCGGGGGATGTGTCAAAGGAATCTTGCGAATGCGCTGAATTTCGGCCTCAAGCTTGGCATTGCGATCATTCGCCAAGGCTAGCGTTTTGTTTGTCCGACTAAGAGCCTGAGACTTAAATGATTGCATCTTAACGCGGTCATCGTTCCAGCCAATTGCCATAATTGCAATCACCACCAAAAGAACGAAGATTAAAGTAGCCATGAGTATGCCTCCTTCCAATTGCAACCATGCTCCTGTGCAAGTTTATGAGCCAGATCGAACTTCTGACGCGTTGAGCAAGGCGGGTTCGGTTTTGGGAACGGCTTATCTAAAACAGAGTGTATCAGCACTCCGTATTCTTTTATTCGGCCCATCTCTCTGATTCGAGGATCGGGGTCTTTGCGGTTAGGATGCGACTCCCACGCATGACGCATTTCCTTATCAAGCGCGGTGATAAGTCTCGTTTTTGGCCAGAGTTGCCACCGAAGTTGCTGAGTCTTATTTACTGCCGAGCTGCCCATGGAGACCCCTTCCTCGGATTGTTGTCCTGCTTCCATTTTGCCATAAGCACACTCTTTGCTGTCATGTCCGCCTTGGGACTCAAGCTCTGATAATACTCCTGTTGCCTCACCTGCAACGGTTTTGAGGCCGGTCGGCCAAAGATTGCATACAGCCCGTACCCGGAACCTTGAAGCGGAGAATCTGAGCCGCCAATCCCTGCCTCAATCTGCTCAACACGAATCGGGTCAGACTTCACAATTGGGATTATCCGGCGTAACTGGCGACATTTGTCGCTTACCTGCCAACCTGGAATCTCTATCGGGTGCCCACCAGCATCCTCGCCAACTCTGATTCGCTTGGCAAGCAGTTCCCTCATTAGTGTATCGCGCCCCAGCTTATCTCTTGTGCTCGGCAGCGGTAATGGGATGCCCTCGCGCCGCAATACAGGAGTCATTCGCTGATTCACAGACCGCATATCCGCGCCCATTGTGGCTGTGGTTTTGGCGTAGTTTGCGTCGAATGATTGAGTGAAGTTCACAAAGTTGGGCATTACCAGTTTTCCGTGTTCATCCTCTTCCATCGCCCATTCCGCCAGCGCCTCCGCCAGGTTCTCAGGGTCTAGGTGTTGCGTATAGAACTCATCGTAGGTATAGACCTCACCATCTGGACCCATGCAGTGCTTGTAGTAGCTGGCCGGGTCTTCATAGCCCCAGTTGCCTGAAATCCAGCGGCGATACCAGTCTGGAAATCGCACACTGCCATCCTTGAACACGTGGATGTTCTCATCCCAAACGCCCCGGAAGTATCCGCCAGCCGCTCCCCACAGGCCGAACTTGAGCGCATCGCGCACGTCTGCCGGATATGCTTCCAGGTTCTTGAGGAATGTGGGATCATTGGCGAAGATCGGATTATCTAGATAGGTTGCCGGGAAATAGTCGTAATCGTCCGGGTTGAATGCCGCCTTTTGGCTGTCGTCCATCCCCATGCAAGGAATACCCTTGACAAACAAATCCTCTACCCACATCGCGCCGATACCGATTGGATTGCCTGCCCCATACTTGCGAGGCTTATCGCTCACCGGGCAACGATTCCAGGCCGCAACACTGCTCCATTGCTTGAAGGTGAACTCACAAAGCTCATCGTAACCCATGTGGAACCACTGCCCTTGCCAGCCCCACACATCATACTCGTACTGCATCGACCCGAACTTGGTCGTGGCACCGTTGAGCCAAGTGACTTGGTTCTTGCCTTCGTTGTACTGCCTGTAAAGCTCCTTGGGAAACGACTCACGGAAGCGCGTAATCACTGTTGCCTCAAGCATGGGGAATGTGCGCCGGAACAGAATCGTGTGGACCTTGGGACCGTCCTCATTGCTGAACTCATTGCACGCCTGGAACTGCTCCATCAGCATTCCCATGGTTTTTCCGGGTCCAGCCGCGCCGCCCATGAACCCGTATGGTGCCGCTGAAGCATGAAAGCGGCATTGGAAAGGTCAAGGGTATGGATCATAAATCTTGCGTGTATCGATTACAAACCGCTCTGCGCCAGATAGACCCATACCCTTAAACCTCCTTATCTGGATAGATGCCTGAGAAAATAGGCCGTTGCTTCATGCCTTCCACGTGGCGGTACGCGGCCTCAATCTCCTCGCGGAGAGAATCAATCGTCGCCCCGCTACGGAGCGCGTTGATCGCCCATTCGTATATCTCGTCGCGCTCTACTGTGTCCATAGCCTATCCGTGGTAGATAATGAGTGAGCCGGACGTGGGAGCCGTAGCGAACAGGCCTCGTACCCACGGCACAGCGCATGAGATCGTGGCGAGCGAACCGGCAGTGATAGACGAGCCGAGAGATGCGTACAGCGACGCGCTATCCGAGGGGGCAGCTTGCATCTGCAATGCCTGGTTGGTGCCGTTGAACACTGTGCAGTATGTTGCGCTGTCGGCCGGGTACGGCGCAATGGAAACTTGTTGAGTCGCGAGAATCCCGCTATCGACTGCCGCATTGTTGACCAGCGCGATTTGGTCGCCGGTGTAGAGCGCAGGCTTGGGAGTGGGCATTGGCTGAGTGTTGTAGGCTGGCATGGATCACCTCACCTGTGAGTGTACATCTTCCTGCAAGTTGTGCACCAGTAGCCATCCGCACGTTGGAAGCCGGTATGGCCGGTTTGAGCGCATTTGGTGGAGCGGGCTGGACTCGAACCAGCACCCATCTGAGCATCACTGCTCTGCTCTCTAACCACTTGAGATACCGCCCCATTATGCCACTTGCGAGACCTACATGACTTATTAGGGCACTGTTTTGGCCTTACCCCATCATGCCGCAGCCACACCCATCCACAATGATCGCACTTCCACGCCAACGCTGTAATAGTTGCCATGAGGCCATTGTACTCTAAATGAGTGAGACGTGCTCATTTAGGTGGCTTGGGGGGGGGGTAAGTCGATTGATGACGCCTTCAATTTCACTGATAGAAAACGCTTCATCGTCCATCGCGTCCCGCACTTGCTCCAGCGTGAACGACTGCGGGCGGTGGGCCTCGTAATCTTCCAGAGCGTCTTTCATCGACGATGCGTTCTTTCCACCCGCACAATACAAATGGAATGCGCTCTCCACCACGTCATCCGTGATCTTCACTTCATTTGCCATCAAGGAGGCGTGAAATTCGCCGATTGCTTCTTGTATGCAGAGTGCGCACATCGGATAAGGGCGCGTCATGTCCAGCACAATAGTGTTGCCATGATCGCAAGCACAGAACGCTTTACGCGCCAGCGCTCCCAAAACGCGAATATACGCCCATTGCAGCCACCATCGAGCGCGGTTGATTCTCGTCACTTCGCCCATCACTTCCCCTCCTTCTGCGCGGTTGCCTTGCGCTTCTTCTGTAACGCTCGGAATTTCCGGCCACGCTCCAGAGCGCATTTCCGGCACTGGCGCGAACCGTTCTTGCATACATACAGGTTGGCCCCTCGTAAAACGTGACCCTTGCTGCACTTGTAGCTCTTCAAAGCTCCCATGTAGAGCCTCCCAAAAACAGTAAAACATACTTCGCCGATGAATGCAAGCGCAAAAAGCAAATTAAAATTGAAATATGCGCTTGACACAGAGAATCGCCCCGGCGTACTATTCAGAAATGGAGGATTTACCAATGACAACAGCAGGAGCAGTAGCAATCGAACTTCGCAAGTTGGCAGACAGCCTTGACCAGAACCCGGCAGCAGAAGTGCCGTCGCCAAACGTTTATTTTTCATGCTCTTACCTCGGAGCGAAGTCGAAGGACATATTTCTTGGCTTGGTGAAGATCATGCCGCGTCCGCTGAAAAAAGAGTATAAGTCGGATGAGGTTTGGGTGAAGTACAATTCCGAAGTCATATCCGTTGCGGCCTACATTGAACGCTTGAAGGTGTGCGAATTGGTTGAACCTGCCAAATCCGCCATCTACCGCTGCGAGCCGCTGCTGTCTGAGGATGAGACGGAAAGCGCAACCGCATGACCGCTGACAGTCTGCGAGACTACTACGACAGCCAATTTGGGCGGGGCGTGAACTCGCCGTATGCGGGTGAGCGCCGCGAGACGGACGCGGGGGACGACATCGACCGCGCGATGGACAGCTTACGCTGGCGGCAAGTCGAGGCCGACGCGCAGATCGGCCAGAGGGAGGGAAATTGACTCTTGAAGATGTAAAAGTAGGCATGACCGTAGCGTTGCGCAATAATTACGGTTTGTCGATTCGCGCTGAAAAAGTTGTAAAGGTGACGAGTTTGCATATCATCCTTTCAAACAACTGCAAATTCAGCAAGCGCACAGGGTATGATATTCATCGCGGACGGTTTGATTCAGCTTCTATCGAAGTGCTCACGCCAGAGTTGATTGATCGAATCCAACGCGAAAAGAACATCAACAAGTTTAGGGATACGAACTGGAAGGAACTTTCCAGCGACCAGCTTAACCGAATCATTGCAATCACCAAAGAGTCTCTCAAGCAACCGGAGGCCAACAATGCCTGAACCCACCCACGCGCTGGCAGTGCCTGCGCAGACGGCCATTGCGCCGATGGATTTATTGCAGCAGGCTCTATCTTCCGGCACATCGCCGGAAGTCATACGCGAGCTTGTCGCGCTTCAGCAGTCGGTCGAGCGCTTCAACTGGGAGCGCGAAGAGAGACAGTCGAAGATCGATTTCGACAATGCGCTCAATGAGTGCCAGCGCCAAATAGGGCGCATTGCACCGAACCGGGAAAGAGAAAACCAGATCATGTGGCTAGATTATGCTGGCGCGGATAAGGTAGTTCGACCTATCTACCTTGAGGCTGGATTCTCTATCGGATACTCAGAAGTGGAAAGCCCGACTGAGGGGCGGCGGATGTGCGCCACTTTATCGCGGGGTGGTGTAAGCAAGGAGTACTTCTCCAAACTGATTCCATCCGGTAACAGCAAGATGAGCACGGCTGACCAAGATGCCAGCGGTTCATCCCGCGCCATGCGGTATCTGCTGTTCAAGATTTTCAACATCGCCGTGGGCATCGACAAAGATGAGAAGTTGAACAAGGGACCAGGTATGGATCAGGCGGAGATCGACGGGCGCTGCGCAGAGATTGAAGCAGCCATCAACAAGGCAACTATCGCGCCTCTCTATTTTGGGGCGATTGAAGCTGCGCGAAAAGCACACGACCTGGCGGCGCAAGACAAATTTGTTGCCGCACGAGATAAGCGCCTTGCACAATTGGAAGGGAGAAAGTAATGCGAATCACAAAAGAAACATCAGCCCCGGCACAAAGTACTATTTTTGCGCCGGAAACCGCCGCGCCCAGCGAAGAACCGGGCGCACCTGGCTGCTGTTAATCGGGAAGTGCTGGCTGCACTGATCATTATCGGCGCATCAGATGAACTCGGCAAGGCAATCATTGCGGCAATCGTCAAGGGCGAAGTGCCACACACAACCATCGCGTACTAGGAGGTACGATGCGTATTGTTCACTGTGTGCAAGGGGAAGCGGAATGGTTTCAGGAGCATATCGGCAAAGTGACTGCCTCGAATGCCTCTAAAATCCTCGACTTCACTGCCCAGAAAGACGGCAACCGAACAGACAAAAGCAAGGAGGGTGCCAAGCGGCGGAAATATCGCTATGAGAAAGTAGCTGAAATTCTCAGCATGATGGGCGGCTTTCCTCGGTTTGTTTCCTCACCAATGTTGGCAGGCACAGCCGCCGAGCCGCTAGCGCGAACCGACTACGAGTTTGAGCTTTACAAAGAATCTGGTCAGATGGTGCAGGAAGTCGGCATTGTGATCGGAGACGATGAGCGCAGCGGATGGTCGCCGGATGGGATTGTGACTGATGAGGTGGGAGCAATCATCGGGGCAATTGAAATCAAAGGCCCACTGACCACTACGCACTTGGAAACCATCGACAACATCGCACTGAAACTGGAAACCATACCAGAGGAAAATCTACCTCAGCTTTGGATGGCTTTTGTTGAATGCGAAACCCTGCAATGGATTGACTTTATCACCCGCGACGGAGGCATGGAAGTTGACAAGCACGTCATTGCAACGGCGAAGGCTGAAGGAACCGATCTGCGTATTTTGCCTAAGTGGTGCGCGCAAATCACCATGCGGCTCAACCGGGCCGACTGCCTGGATAAGATCGAAATGATGAGGGCTGAAAAGGTTGAATTTCTGGCGGACGTAGACGCAACGATTGAGCGCATCAAAAGCATCTGCCCGGAACTACCAGAGCCGGATACAGCGCCGCAAGGGGATAACGCGCTTGGATACCTCGATGATTCATACTTCGAGGGTTTGACTTAACAGCTTGCTCCGTGCAGTGGCGTGCATGGGGCTGCGGTGGGCCGGGGATACCTCCTAACCCCGCCTGCTTACAACCTGGAGGCGGAGGAACCATGCAATTGCAAAGACGCACTCGATTTGAAGCACGCATCGACAAACGCCAAGCTGTCAATCAAGCTGAGGCGTCAGGACAAATCGCCGATTCGATGGAATATCGTACCAAACTTATGGAACGGGTCAACGCTGGGGAACTTACTCTTGCAGACGCTCAGGAAGAGTTGAAGCGGGTTAAGAGGAACGCCAAAAAGAACGGACTCATTACCCGTAATCAAGCGTACATCCGAGGATGACTTCCGGACCAGCCCAACTCGCAGCGTACCACCAACAGCAACTCAGAAAGGAAGCTATGAAAGAAGCAATCGAATCAGACCCGCAATATCTCGCACAGAAGCAAGCGGAAGTAGCGGCCATGCTTGCCGGTGACGTGCCCGTAACCGCAGAGGGCCAGCCGGAGCAGTTCCGCACGATTGATCCCCTGCAAGAGAACGCGCACGCCATGCTTGCGGCGTCCAAATATGTCGTATCGCACGACGATATGCCCGCGCCCAGGGAGCACACGCCGGAAGCACCATTTGCCCCCAAGACGCGCAAGACACGTGCGGACGCTGGAATCCCCCGCGCAGCCAAGCCGAAGCCCGCAGCGCCCGAACCTGTGCCGGGAGCCGGGCCCGTAGTGAGCGTTGGGTTGACAGAGGATCAGTTGCAAACGATATTGAATCTTGATTCTGCTCGTACTCGCGCACGACTAGAGGCGGATGATAAGGAAATTATGGCAAGGAATGCGCGGAAGGCTTCCAATGATGCAGAGGCGTATTACTTCAACTACCTCGATTCCCTCACAATCCCGGCGGCTCCGGCGACGGCGACGGCTCCGGCTACGGCGTGAAAATCCTCGAAGCGTAGCTCCCTTGCGCCAGCACGTTCGGCGCTGTACAATAACCGTATCCGCTGCGCTCGCCGTGGATTCAGGTGCTTTTGGCGACGGTCAAGAGCCGAAAAAGTGGGGGGTTGGTTCTCCGACTGACCCCCTAGCCTCAACGGAGAAGAGGTTTGAATGAACGCATGGTTCCGTTTTTACCACGAATGGGATTCTGACCCCAAAGTACAAATGATGCCTGAAGCAATGCAGCGCCGTCTTGCCATGCTCTTTTGTTGGCGATGCAAAGGTGAAACGTTTCATGTAACGCGAGCAGCGTTTCATTGGCGCGTTTCAGAAACGGACATGGAAGAGACCCGGCTGCTTTTTATGCGACAAGGCTTCATTGATGACCAATGGAATCTATTGAATTGGAACCGTCGCCAGTTTCTTTCAGACTCATCAACAGACCGTGTTCGCCGCTATAGACAAGCAAAGAAACAGGATGAAACGTTACAAGAAACAAAAGGAAACGTTACTGAAACAGGTCTCTCTGTATCTGTATCTGTATCTGATTCTGGGTCTGTATCTGATTCTGGGTCTGTATCTGATTCTGGGTCTGAAATCATGCTCGCGTGCAATCTTTTCGAGGAGCTTGGAATCGTGGGCGGAAACGCTGAGCGCTCCGTAGCCGCCGAAGCAATTCGTCTCCTGGCTAAAGAGGGTGGCACGACGCTCAATGCACAGCAATACATTCTCCAAGCCGGAAAAGCATTCATCGCAGACGGTGGAGTGATTGACCGATTCTGGTTCACTAAACAGTTATATCGGCCCCAACAACCCCGAAAAACTCCGCGCCAAGCCGACCGGGACGCAAAACGCAAAGCATTTATGGAGGCAAGTCTTGACTGACAGCGATCTCAAGGAGCTATACACCCTAGCTTGCGACACGAAGGGATTCACGCCAGATATGGGGCAGTTCAAGATGTGGAAGCCGATTCTCGGATGGTGCGATAAGCGTGATCTGGAAAAAGCGATTGTCGAATGGTATTCGTCTGACACCAATTTCCCGATGCCTGCGCTTCTCAAGCCGCTTGCCGAGGCCGCACGCCTCAAGCGTGTTCGCCCCACGACAGGCTACGAGTACACCACAGGCTACCTCTGTCCACGGTGCGGCCTGACCGTCACCAGCTTCAACCTGGCGCGGGAGATGCGCTGTGAGCGATGCTGGAAGGGCGGCTATGTGGCAGAGGTAGGCACGACACCCGCCGAGCCATCCTACTCGCTGATGAGCGTGGTGCTACAAGAGCGCCGCGCGCGCGGCGCGGATGAGTGGGAGGATGTACTTGCTCCCGGCGGCTATGCAGCCAACCCATTGCCAGACCAATTGCGCCGCGCCAGCGGAGACTTTGAGTGTGCCTTATGAGCGCACTACTTAACCGTATGCGGAAGGAAGACCCAGAAAACCTCAAACGCGCAATTGGACGCCCCCGCTGTGAGGCCGCGCATATTGCAGAGCGCTTCGGAGTGACTCGACGGCGTGTCATGATACACGGCGTGGATGTACTCAACCGTTGCGCAGATGATGCCGCACGCCGCCTGCTGCTGGGCTGCTCACGCTGACGCACGAACGCCGCCAATGCTCCGGCGGCGTGTGGTGCGGCGGTTACTGTGCTGCGATCCCGTTGAACCACCCTGCGAGTCCCATGCCCAGCAGCAGGGCAAGCGTGAGCAGCGCGAGGGTTATCGCGGTGGCGTTGAATGCGTCCATGCGGTGAGCTGTGCGGTGTAGTTCGCCGGTTGGGTCGGGGATGTGGAGTGCGGTCATGGTCTTTCGCTCACTAGCACCGGAAGAACTATAAAAGAGTATCCGGGGTCTCCCTCTGCATAGTATTTCTCGCAAAATGTAGCGTGTTTCTGCGCGTCTGCATCGCGGGTATAGAGGATCAAGTTTCCTGTTTTTACCTGTGCCCCGTCTCCGCGAAGGAGTTGTCCGTTCTTCACAAACAACCCAGTGCCTGGGATTCCGACCACAACATAGCCATTCTTCACTTTGAATCCTGTTTTTCTTGGCATTGTCTTTCCTCCAGCGCGTTCCAGCCGCGCCCCTGTAAGTGCCGGGTGGTTAGTTCCACAGTTGCGTGTCGTCGACCTGCACAGGAGCGGGATGTATCACCGTGCGCAGATCGTAGGGCATTGGGTCGAAGATCGGATGACCAGCTTCGTGCATCATCTCCTCGTCGATCAGCGCTTCAAACGCGGCAATTTGTACTGGGTCGCGCCGCCATGATAAGAGGTTATTAGGGGGCGGTTTGACGGTTTGCGAGCCTGCCCACCACTTCCGCAAGTGTGCCCAGTCTGCCTCGATGATGGGCCAATCGAGCAGCGCAAAAGCCACCAGCATTGATGCAAGCCACACGCCGAGTATTGCTGTGATTCCGATCATGATCGCGCCTCGACTTCCCCGGCGATCTGTGCCGATGCAACGTCGGCAGAGGGCGCGGCTACGGGCTGGGCGTCTGCATGGGCGAGGGCGGCGGCAATCTTCTCTCGGGCAGCGTCGGCGGCACCGTAAAGTTGGCAGTGATCCTGCACAAAATTCAGCGCGGTGTACATCTCTTGTGCAATTTCTTGCGTAAACTGTTTCATCGTGTCCCTTTCCTGCGGTTAGCGGTTGCGGTTAGCGTCCTGATACTTGTCGATGCTGGCCCGCGAAATCTCCCACGGCGACGTGCGGCCACCGATGCCATACTTACGCGCTACCAGCGTGCCGTTCTTCGCATACTTGCGGATTGTGGCAGCACAGCCGCCCAGCGCCTTAGCCGCCTCTGCCACCGTGAGCCATTCTGCTTTCTGTTTACCCATTTGGTTCCTTTCTGAATTTTGATGGTGCGTTACTTGAAGGGATAGGGGATGAGCGACCTGATCGTGTCAGCCTTCACGCGCTCGTACTCGGCCCACGCTGTAGCCGTCACGCGCCTGTACTCGGCCAACGCTGGAGCCGTCACGCGCTCGTACTCGGCCCACGCTGGAGCCGTCACGCGCTCGTACTCGGCCAACGCTGGAGCCTTCACGCGCTCGTACTCGGCCAACGCTGGAGCCGTCACGCGCTCGTACTCGGCCCACGCTGGAGCCGTCACGCGCTCGTACTCGGCCCACGCTGGAGCCGTCACGCGCCTGTACTCGGCCCACGCTGTAGCCTTCACGCGCTCGTACTCGGCCCACGCTGTAGCCGTCACGCGCCTGTACTCGGCCAACGCTGGAGCCGTCACGCGCTCGTACTCGGCCCACGCTGGAGCCGTCACGCGCCTGTACTCGGCCCACGCTGGAGCCTTCACGCGCTCGTACTCGGCCAACGCTGGAGCCGTCCATCGATAATTGCAATTCAATAGCAACCATTCAAGCCAATCGCCGCGTTCACAACTGTCCCAGGTTTCGCGCAGAGTCTTTCCACTCTGCCACTTCAAAGCCTCCCTGCAAGCGCCTTCATCGTTCAACCATTTTGCAAATGCTTGGGCGTCCATCGGTGGGTTCTTCATGATTTCCTTTCGTAATGAGTGTCGTGCCGGATGCGTCCGGCGGGCGGTTAGGCTGATACAGAGCGATAGCGCCGCCTCTGCCACCGTGAGCCATTCTTTTTGTTTACTCATTTGGTTCCTTTTTGTTAGGTGCGAGTATTGCACTAAGCTGTATGGCGTTTTGGCTTAG